TGGCGCTTGAGTGGGCTACAAATGCAGTGATTGATAAAGTTATTTTTGAAATGGTTATGGAAGGAAAATTGGTTTTACGAATAGTTGATGGTGAAGTTACTTTTGATATAAAAGAATCCAATTGAAATTAAGTAAAAAAGATTTATAATTACCTCTATGACCTCATTGCATAAAATTAAGGATAAAAAATGGGCAAGGTAGGACATGCCCGTTCTCCTGCACAAATAGAACGTGACCGCCGGGTTATCAGCCAGATGTATTTGCAAGGTTCTTTGCAAATAGAAATAGCAGACCAACTTGGACTTTCCGTTGCAACAGTCAGCAACGATTTGAGGAAATTGCAGCAATTTTGGCGGGAAGCTTCATTGCAGGCGATAGACGAAATAAAATCCAGAGAGCTTGCGAAGATAGACATTTTAGAATTAGAATATTGGAATGCTTGGAAGAGGAGTCAACTAAACGCAGAACAGTCCACCACTGAGGATTTGGGTTCTATCGAATACAAGGATTTGGTGACCGGAGAAATTACTGAAAGAAAAAGAGTCAAGACTGTTTTCAAAAGTGAAGGGCAATCCGGCAACCCTTCTTTTCTTGAGGGCGTTCTGAAATGTATCAATAAAAGATGCGAGATTCTTGGAATAGACTCTCCGAACAAGAACATCAATTTCAACTTCGACTTGTCGAAACTCACTGTTGAGCAATTGGATAGATTAAGTGCAGGAGAAAACATTGTTTCCGTCCTTACAACTCCGGGCCAGAGCCGAGCTTGAACGCCGCCGTCGCCAGGAATCTGGTGTCGTTGGCGGATATGAGGCGTTCAAAAAAAGATACTGGAACGATCCAGCCGGATTTGCCAGGGATTGCATTTTTTGGAAGGCCGGCGAGAACTTGTCGGATTATCAAATTGAAGGTATGAATCTTTTGATAAAATATGGAAGGTTGTCAATTCGCGGACCTCATGGTCTCGGCAAAACAGCCTTTGCTGCTGCGATTATCTTGTGGTTTGCGCTCACCAGGGACGGGGAAGATTGGAAGATTCCAACTTTAGCTAGTGCCTGGAGGCAGCTTTCCAAATTCCTTTGGCCCGAGATCCACAAATGGTCCTACAAATTAAATTGGGAAGTCATCGGCAGATCGCCTTTCACCCGCAATGAACTGCTCACCCTGAACATCAAATTAAAAAGCGGAGAGGCCTTTGCGATAGCTTCTGACAACGCGGCGATGATAGAGGGTGCTCACGCAGATCACATTTTATATTTGTTCGATGAGAGCAAAACTATTCCCGATGAAACCTGGGATGCAGCAGAGGGCGCTTTATCCACAGGCAACTGCTATTTTCTCGCGCTGAGTACCCCCGGTGAACCTCTCGGAAGATTCTATGATATTCATTCAAGAAAAGGCGGATACCAAGATTGGCATGTTTTCAAGATAACTTTGGAGATGGCTATCAACGCTGGCAGGATCAATCCGGATTGGGCTGAGGCCAGAAGAAACCAGTGGGGCGAAGATAGCTCGGTTTATATTAATAGAGTCTTGGGGGATTTTGCCTCCAGCGATGAAGACAGCGTGATTTCCCTTTCATGGGTGGAAAGGTCCAATGAAAGATGGCTTGCCAAAAAGGAAGCAGAAAACAGGGGCAAGGAAATCTGGGGAGAGGTCACCGGCTTAGGCGTAGACGTTGGCAGGGGCGGCGATCCCTCGGTCATAGGATTGCGCTGCGATAACGCGATTAAAGAATTCAGGAGACTTGATGTCAAGGATGTGATGCAAGTCACCGGTATCGTGGTTGGACTTTTGCAACTGCACACTAACGCCAAGGCCTCCATAGACGTGATAGGAATTGGTGCTGGTGTTTACGACCGTGCCAGGGAAGCAGAGGGTTGGAAAATCAAGGAAAGAGTTTTGGCGTTCAACGCCAGTGAAAGAACTGAATTGAAGGACAGCTCCGGAGAGCTGGGATTTGTTAATTTGCGCTCAGCAGCCTGGTGGAATCTAAGGGAGCTTTTGCAACTCGATGAAATAGACCTGCCTCCTGAGGATGAACTGACCGGCGAACTTGTTGCGCCAAAATGGAAAGTTCAATCTGGGGGTAAAATTCAAGTCGAAGGAAAAGACGAGATCAAAAAGAGAATAGGAAGATCAACAAATTATGCGGACACGGTCATCCAGGTTTTCGCACCTTCCTTGAAACAAAAATATGCAGGTTCCTGGTAATATTTAATTGAGAGAGAAAATTATGCCAACTAAATTGCAATTACAAAACCAATTATCTGAGCAGCAGCAACAAATTTCCAGGGTGTCAAAGCTCTACCAAAACGTGATGCAGCAAAATTCTTACCTTGCTTCTCGCAGAGGTCTTGCCGCAGCGCTGGGCCAAAGTTTTGACGGTGACCGGGATTTGTACCTTTCCTTTGGCTACAAAAAGGATTTGGTTTTTGCTGACTATTTAAATTTCTATGAAAGGGATGGGCTTGCCACCAGAATAGTGGACGCAGTTTCCGACGAAACGTGGAGAAAGCACCCCATTCTTACCGAGAGCAAGAATGAAACCCCCGATGAGGAAAACCCTAGCCCTCTGCAAATTAAGTTTGAGGACATGGCTGATAGATTGGATTTGTGGTCAAAGTTTAACGAAGTAGATGCAGCCTGCGGAATCTCACGTTTCGGTCTGCTGTTTCTTGGTCTGACCATGAAAAATGGCGAGCAACTTTCCGATCCAGTTTCTGACAAGAAAGAATTGGCGTATGTCTCCGTCCATGATGAAGGTGACACGACAATCGACGAATTGAATTTGGTCACAGATATTGGCAGCCCGAGATTTGGAATGCCCGAATTTTATAATATAGAAATAGGCGCAACAGGATTGCAGCAAAGAGTCCACTATTCTCGCGTCATTCACGTAAAGGAGGGCAAAGAGCGTAGTCCGTACGGCAGATTCTATGGGGTTCCCCGACTTAAAGGAGTCATCAACAGATTATATGATTTAGAGAAAGTTGTTGGTGGGGGTTCTGAAGCTTTCTGGTTGTTGATTTACAGGGGAATAGCATTGCTCGCAAGGGAGGGTTACAATATTCCACCAGAGGATTCTGATGACTATAAGAAAATGCAGGAGAACGCCACAGAGTTTACTCATAACATGAGAAGATTTTTGCCATTGCGCGGAATGGACATTCAAGACATGAGTGGCAAGCCGGTTGATTCCCGCGAACAATTTGATGTCATTGTCGCTTATCTTGCCGGCAGCACCAGGATACCGCAAAGATTATTAATTGGCTCAGAGGCCGGAAAACTAGCCTCCTCTCAAGATGACGCCAACTGGCTTGATTACATTTCTTGGAGAAAAGAAAACCATGCCGAGCCCTATATTCTGCGACCCTTCCTCAGGAAAATGGCAGACTTGGGACAAGTGGAGCATCGTGATAGATATTTTTCCTATTGGCCTTCTGGATTCCAACTTAATGATTTGGAGGAGGCGGACGTTGCTTTGAAGATAGCACAGGCGATAAACACAGCCGGTGGTGGTGCGCCAGAATCAGTTATGCCTCCTACTGTATACAGTGAAAAGTTACCAGATAAATGGAAATACATCTGGACGCCTGAGAAATTAGCGGAGATGGCTGAACAGAACGAGCCCGAGATTGAAGATTCTGATGAGGATTTTGGTGGTCCAGAAGAAATCAATTTGGGAAAAAACGGCAACGGAAAATTCAGCGCCAACAAATTGGATTTGGTGAAAATGCGACAGGTGCTTACAGAGAACAGCGAAAACAAAAAGCTGGAAGTTGAGAGTGAGGAAGTTAAGTGACTTTTCCCTTGCCTGTTCTTGCCCGCCGTCAGTTTCTTGGCGATTCAAACATTCCCCATGTTTTCACAGAGGAAGAGCTTCGCGTTTTCCTTGAGGACTCCAGCAATTTACAGAACTCATTAAATTTGTGGAACCAAAAAAGTGGTTACCCTAATTTATTGAATGCCAGGGAGAAGGCGGAGATAGAACGTGAGAGGAAAGAAAAGACTTTGAGGTTTGCCGTTGGTCTATTGATTGCTTACTGGATTTTCAGCCCAAATACTGGCGTCTATCAGTATGGATATTACGACCCTGTTTCCAATAGATACAAGCCTATTCCTGGCAATGCAGTAAGATTGGCTATATTGAGAATCGCAAAGGCAACAGAGTTGGAGATTCGCTCACTTTCCTTGCAATTAATTAATGGCATGATTTCCAGAGAAAAATGGTACTCTTCTGTTTCTTCCCTGCTGAGAACTGAATACCAAACTTCATGGTTGGCTGGAATTGGTGGCATTGAAAACATGACTTCTTATGAGTTGCAAAGATTTTACGAGGTCTTCAGCGCTCAATTCAGGTGGCTGAATAATTTTATGGAAGAAATTATTTCTGGGAAACAACCTCTAAATGGCAGATTGGTCACCAGGGCTGCAATGTACGCTAGGGCTGGCAACGGTTTCTACCAAAACAATTTGTTAAGAATAGCGGAAAGAAATGGTTTCAGGGAAGTTCGAAGAATCTTGGGACCAAATGAAAACCATTGCAGCGATAAGGAAGTCAAAAATGCCACCCGTCCTGGTTGCCTTGAATTGTGGCGAGAAGGTTGGATGCCAATTTGGCAGATGACGCCAATTGCCGAGGCTTTATGTTTGTCTAATTGTCTTTGTAGTCTAAAATTTAGGAGATAAAATCATGAAACACATGGTGCGAAACGACGAATTTAAAGAGAAAATGTTTGGTTACGAATGTTCCGATCTTGTCATTCTCTCTTGTGAATTTGACAACGGAAAGAAAGTTGAAAATGCCGATCCTGTCAGACTTGGCAACGATGGCATGGAAGTTTGGCTGATGCCTTGCTTTTCTTGCAGTCAGCAACTAAGAGATTATTCAATTGAAGCAGTTTTAAATGCTTATTCAAAATTAGAGCGTAGAAAGACAGAACAGGACAAGGCTGTTTTTTACCGTGATTACGTTCTGACGCCTGTTGAGGGCTACGAATTTCCTCGTGAAGATACAGAAGAATTCAAAGACATTTTATTGGGCGTTGACAAATATGTTGACAAAGGAGAATCTCTTGGCCTCCTTGGAATTGACATAAAGCGTATGGCGAGAGCGGATTTAAAGAAATGAAATCTTTGCCAGCAAAAAACGTACACATAAGTATGAGAACTTTTAATTCTGTTCAATTGAATCTGTCTAGTCTGTCCAGAATTTTCTACACTATGTTTTTTGTTTCCTTTGCCGCAGGAATTTTCCTGGTCGTACCAAAAATGGGTGTTGATTTCACTTTGCTTTACCCCGCAGGAAAAGCGGTATGGAGTTTGCAGAATCCCTATGTAGCAGCGCCTTTGTTTTTTAACCCACCCTGGGCGTTATTAATTTTAACTCCTCTTTCCTTGTTGCCAATACAGGCTGCTAGATGGCTGTGGTTGGTCCTTGCAATGGTAGGTTATTTCATCGTGTTCAAGAGGCTGAATCTCAGTAAGTTTGCAACTATTGCTATGTTTCTCAGTCCATTCGTTTATTTTGATCTTGGTATAGGAAATCTAGACTGGCTGGTTTTGCTAGGTGCAACCTTGCCGCCAACTTTTGGTTCCTGGGTTGTTTTCTTGAAACCTCAGATTTCTTTTGCCTTGATTGCGTTGTGGGTGAAACAGAAAAACTGGTTAGCCGTTCTGCCAGTTATCGCTCTTGGCATTTTGTTCCTGGTAGGTTTCTGGAATCTTCCTACAACTAAAGAAATGTTGTGGTCAGCAGATATTTTTCCTTACGGTGTTCCAATAGGTCTCACATTGATTTACTTTGCATTCAAGAAAAATGACAATTTATTGGCGCTGGCAGCCATGCCTTTTCTTTCGCCTTACCTGGCGTTGCAAAGTTGGATTTTTGCATTGCTACCGCTCACTAGAAACAAATATTTATTGTCAATTGGCGTAGTGGCAAGCTGGATATTTGCAGTTTGGTTCACAGGCCGTGTTTAGCGCAAATGGAGTAGCTATGAAAATAAACCTATCAAATGATGAAACAGAGAAATTAGCAAGGTGGTTTGATGAATTTAATTCTTGGGAATGGCCGAAAGATTATCCGGTATATCCTCCGGGTGATTGGGAAAAACTTCCAGATCATGATAAAAACAAAGAAATTGTTACAAAATACAACATATCACTGCCATATATTACAGCAATAAGAAATGTCATTGGACAAAAGGAAATTCTTCGGTATCATCACATTCACAATATTGGAGTGAAGAACTATCAATTTGAAATTTGGTGGTTCTTTAGGAAAATCGACATTATGTTTAACCGATTTATAGATGTTTACACACTTTTGGGGTGGAGAAAAATATGAAAGTCAAAATTGGCAACAAAATTTACAGTAGCGACGATGAGCCAATTATGGTTATCTTGTCCGAAACGGAAAAGCAACAAATATCAGATATGCGTCCTAAGGATTCAAAATACTGCGTTTTTCCTGGTTTGAGAAAGTGGACAAAAGATAATCACAAGGTGATTGTTGAGTGGATGAAAACTGAAAGTATAGAGTCTGTAGAGAGAAATAAATAATGCAAAACGACACCGCTTTTCCTGTTGTCAGAATCAGAATCCTCGACACCCAAAAAAGATTGCTTTGCATTTACAATCCCCTTACTAGAAATATTGAGATAATCCCTGTGAGGGCAGGTAAGGCGCAAGGTTCCCGCAGGAAGAAATATTTTATCCCCACTGATAAACTGAGAAGCCTGGGTGCAAGAAATGTAATCAGCGAAAATCCGGTGACCGAATTTGTAGTAGAGGAAGAAGAAGATGCCTAAATTTAAATGCAGTACTTCAGTTCAACAAACAGATGAGGACGGCCTTGAATTTGGAGAGGTGTTTGAAGTGACTCCGGAGATAATCAAAGAGGTCAGGGAGTTTTTAAAAAGTAAGTACGAATTCACCGGAATTGACCCGAAGAAATCGCTGACGGATATTTTGAAAGGATGGAAAGAAGATGTCTAATTCTTTAAAAGATTCAAAAGAATTGATTGGAATTGAAAACAAAAATGCAAAATTCTGTGGAGAGTGCGGAAAGGCTTTGATAAACCACACATTTGAACCGACGCGAATTCTTTATGACACGCAAACTGGAAATCCTTATAGGGTAATCCAGAAAATTCTCGTTTGCCCGGATCATGCAGATGACTATTTTCCAACTAACCCGCGTCATACGAGAATTCTGCTGGAAAAAATTCATATTGAGGTTGAAGAGAATGCCTAATTTTGTTTTGTATGACCGTCTTGGAAACGTATGGAATCGAGACAAACTTGTTCTTGGAGTTCTTGCTAAGGAAGTTCGTGACGATGAATTCTTCTGCATCGTTTGTGGGGAAATAAAACCGCTGTCAGTTGGTTGCGTCGCCTCTTACGAAATAGGTGGATGGGTTTGTTCCTGGCATTTCATGAAACCAAAGAAGAGGAAAAATGCCTAACCCTAACAAATCAGATTCTATACGAGTTTGTTGTTTAGCACTGCCCGATGGAAAATTCCACTGGGTAAAGGCCGAAAAAGCCACCGCCGAATATCTGCGAAAATTTACAGAAGAGTGGATGAAGAGCTTGCCAGAAGAGGTACATAGTGCATATGTCCAAAATAAAGTTTCCGTTGGCCTTGTAACTATTTATATGCTTAGAAAAGACTGGGAAAAAGTCCTTCAAGAAGATTTTTTGGAATGGGGTGGTTGGAGCAAAATAGATGCCTGATTTCATTGCACTTTGGGACGTTGACGGACAGCCTGGATTTCATATAAATCCAATACAAGTTGATTCCTTGCAAATTATTCTGGACAATGCCAAAAAGAATGAGATAGATTTGATTGCAGTTTTTGACGTAACCGACAAGGAAAATCAGCCTGTAAAAGTTTATGAGAAAGGTGAATGAGATGTCTGATTCTAAACCGATTTTATGCCTTGATTTTGACGGGGTGTGTCATTCCTATTTAAGCGGATGGAAAGGCGCAGATATAATTCCAGACCCTCCGGTTGAAGGTTTATTCGAGTTTTTGCGTGAGGCGCAAAAACATTTTGAGATTCATGTTTTTTCGACGCGAAGTCTTCAAGACGGTGGAGTTGAAGCTATGAAACAATGGTTTGATGAGTGGCATGATAGGCAAAATTTCAAAATGTTGCCACCTCCGAATCTTCATTTTCCAGTTGAGAAGCCACCTGCATTTGTTATGATTGACGATAGGGCAATGACGTTTACTGGCACTTGGCCCTCCATTGAAACGCTGAAAGATTTCAAACCCTGGAATAAAAAATGACAAATCTCAAAAAAGAGCAATACCAGGGAACTTGCCCAATTTGCGGAGTCACCTTAATTTTAATATCCGGAAACAAACTGAGCTGTCTAGGAAAACATTACATTTGCGACAGGTGGGAATTCGAGAAAAAATGGGATTCTTTTCAGAGATTGGCAAAACAGCAAGGAGATAATTTCAATTGGGATTTGCAGACTGATTTCCTTCTTGCTCATCTTGTTGGATTTAACGAGATTTCAGTTTCTTTAGTTGAGGTTGCTAATCTACAAGAAAAATCCTTATGTGAATAAAAGAAAACCAATGAGTAAACACGGCCCTAACGTTGCTAAACTCATTATAAAGTTTATTGTTCGTGAAGCTGTCCCGCCTGGCGGCGGTCTTGCCTCCGGTCTTGAGTTTTTCAGTAATCCTGAACGGCGTAAACAAGTTTTAAAAAGCGCAGAAGCCAAAACAATTCAGGCTATTCAGCTTATAAAAAGCGCGCCAGATAATCCATTTGGTGACGATGATGAACAGATTGCCGGTGAACTACTGTCTCAGATTGAAAAACGTCAATCTGTACAGCGCACAAAGGAGTAGCCTTTATTTTTCAAAAATAAGTTATAATTAACAAAATTCAATAACTGAATTATAGTAAGAAATTCACAGAGGCTTGACCTTGGGAGATTTCCAAGGACAGGCCTTCTTTTTTGTTAACTTTCTTTGAAAAAACATGAACATAACTTTTGCCTCTAACAAATTTTTTGACACCCACCGTGTCGAAACAAAAAATGGCAGGGAATATCTTGTGGTCAACGGTGTGCCTTTGGTGGAAGGTGTACTGAACAAAAGATTTGTCTCTGCTGAACAATTTGGTGCTTTCTTGAATGATTGGAATGATTTGCCGTTGGTCCTTCCTCACCCAAAACAAAATGGCGGCTCGGCTCGCGTTCCCAATCCCGACGTCCCTGTCGTTGGAAGATTCTACAACGCAAATCTTGACGGCAATAAATTGATCGGAGAATACTGGCTGGACAAACAATTGCTGGAAGGTGCCGGGGCAACCGGAAAAGAAATTCTGGAGGCAATACAAAAAAACAAGATGGTTGAAACCAGCACCGGCTACTGGTCTGAGTCCCTTCCTGAGGTCGGCAAATTTAATGGTACAGATTACGATTTGGTTGATAAGAATATCCACCCAGATCATATTGCGTTATTGCCAAATGAATCAGGGGCGTGTTCGATAAAAGACGGTTGTGGGTTGAATAGAAACAATTTGGAGATTTGCATGAACTGCGAACATTCCCAAAATTTGAACGCAGAAATCATCCAGCGAATTGAGAAAATTGAGGATGCAATTAAACAGAATATCATCACCGGCTCCCTTCCTCCCGAGGGCAAGAAAATCTATGAAGCCGTTTACAAATCCTACAAAGAAAAAGAAATGTCGGACGAGGAAGCGGCAAAGCGAGCGTGGGGGGCCGTGAAGCAAGCCGGTTGGTATCGAGAAAAGGATGGCACATGGAAGAAAAAAGACACTAAGCAAAACCAGCAAGATTCCATTGAAGAATTAGAGAATCTGGCTGTTGTAATGTTGTTCAATTCTTAAAAAAAGGAGTATTGCACATGGAAAAGGAAAAGTTTGCAAAACTCGCGAAGTTATTCGGTTTCAACATCAATGAGGAAGCTATTTCTTTAGCGACCAATGAGGAAAAATACGACGAAGAAAAACCGGACAACTGGAGCGAGATGACTTCCGAGGAGCACAAGGCCTGGATGGAAAAACACATGGTCAAGCAGCAAGCTGCCGAGACTGCTACTGCCACTATCCAGAACGCCTCAACTTCTCAGAATTTTGTACAAAACCAAGTTGACGAAAACTTAACTTGGCTGAACTCGCTCATTTCCGATATGGGCGGCAAAGAGGCTTTCCAGAGTCTTCTACTAAACGCGGTGAAGGCCGTGGAAATGCAGCAGAATTCGCAGAAACTTGAGAGAGAAACCCTGGTTGCAACTTTGGTTCAGAATTCAGTAGGTCAGTTCGCCGAGGACGAATTAAAGGAGATGGATCTTCCTGTTTTGCAAAAAATGGCAAAGATCATGATCCCGCAATCTGTGAACTACGGGCCTCTCGCCTCAGGTTTGCAAATCAACGAGAAAGAACTGGCATTAATGCCTGACATCTTCTCGGCAGAAACATGGAAAAAGGAGGCCTGAAATGATGGCTAAAACCAATCCCAGCACCATTGCTTTAAAGTATACGGGAATGCCTCATTACGAGAACATTCCCCTGGCCCCCCTAGACGCCAGCGGCAACGGGGCGATCACTCCCGGAATGCTCGTGGAAACTATCAACGGGGAAGTCCGGCCGCATTCCACACAAGCCGGCAACGTCGTTCCGATAGCCTTTGCAGTCGAGGGTGAAAACATCGATACGGTCTCTACGACCCTAGGAGACATAGATGTTGATTATGACGACGACAACGGCTCCGTGAAAGTCTGGTATCCAAAATCTGGCGATGAGGTCTACGCGCTTATTGGCGCGGGCCAAAGTGTTCTGATCGATGGTCTGTTGCAGTCCGCCTCTGACGGGTATCTCATGGGCTACACGGCAGCAGCAAACATTCACAAGCAAATTGTAGGACGGGCAATCGCAGCCGTCAACAACTCGGCTGGCAGTGTTCCGGCTCGGGTGAAGGTGAGGGTAGCATAATGTTTAAAGCAGAAATCTCTGATCTCATGACCCTCTTCGGGAGGGACGGCCTGAAGAAAGCTTCTCATATTCTGCGGCCTCAAGTTGGTATGCACCACAATGCTTTGCTTCGTAAGGATGAGTGGTTGGAACTCGACAAGATCGTGCTGGAAACCGCCAAGACTGAACTGAATGGCGTTCAGGATTTGGTTTCAGCAGGCCTCGTCAAGAAATTGGGTGGCCTGGGCAGCAAGGTCAGCGCCTATGAACGAATTGGCGAAATGACCGCAGCCAACGTTTCCATGTCAATCGACGTTCCTGGCGAGAAAGACCGCCTGGAATATGACTTGGTGAACGTTCCCATTCCTGTGATCTACAAGGATTTCGCGTTTGACCTGCGAGATTTGCAGGCGGCGCGTCAATCCGGTGATCCCCTGGAGACCGACCATGTTGCGGCGGCCACCCGCGTTGTCACAGAATCAATGGAATCTATCCTCTTCTCAGGCAGTTCTGTGCAATTAGGCGGCTACACAATCCAGGGTTACACCAATAAAACTGGCAGAATTGCTGACACTGCTGGAAACTTTGGTGGCGGTGACTGGGGCACGGCTGGAAACGCCTACAAAACCTTGCGGGGAATGCTGGACGCCCTGCGTGCAATTGGCTTCCGTGGCCCGTTTATGGCTTACGCCGCTTCCACACAGTACGGCCAGACTCTTAACTACTTTGACACAACCAATCCGCAGTCTGAGAAATCCGTCATCCTGCAAAACATGCCTGAAATTCGTGACATTAAACCCTCGTTTGAATTGAGCGACGGTGTTTGTGTTCTGGTGCAGATGACCGGCAATGTTGTGGATTTAGCAGTGGGCTTCTCCTTGGCTCCAGTTAGCTGGGCTGAGATGGGCGGCATGGTTACGCAATATCGCGTGATGACCGCTGTTGCCCCGCGCGTGAAAGCTGACGCCAATGTACATGTTGGCCTTGCCCACGCTTCTGGCTGCTAAGTTTTTCTCAACTTTAAATTTGACTTACGGAGATAAGCATGAGTTCCAAAAAATATACCTACCGCGTGAAATCAGGACAAAGATTCGGTGCGTTTCAGCAATATGGTCCTGGCATGACAATTTCTATGACCGAGGAAGAGGCTACGGACTTTCTGGACATTGTCGAATTGGTCAAGGAAAAAGAAATTGCAGAGGATGTTCCTGATGAAGCTTCTCACCTCGCAAAATTAACAGTGGGGCAGCTCAAGAATTTGCCAGAATATGAACTTCTTGAGAACCCTAAGCCAAAAGGCAGGGAGGCAATTTTGCAGGCGATTCTTGAGGCAAAAGGCTTGGCAGAAAAGGATGGGGAATAAATGAGCTACGGAACTTCTGCCGGGGTTGGTGGAATGTCAGCGCTTTGGTCTGACAACGGGGTTTTTTCCGTGTCCACCACCCCGACCTTGGCACAAGTGAATACCTGGCTTGACCAGGTTTCTGCGATGGTTGACACCGCTTTGGCTGACGAAGGTTTTTCTGTGCCGGTAACTGTTGCGGCCGTTGTCAAAGAATTGGATCTGCTAGTCAACGGAATTGCCAATGATCTTGTGGATTATTCTCACAAGGCTGGAAGATTCTATTCTGAAAGGTCTTTGTACTCAGGAGCCAGTCCCTTCATGATTTTGGATAAGGAAATCCATAGTTGGGTGCAGCGCAAATCTGTTGGCTTCGAGAATCAGGGTGTTCCAAAAACAGAAACAGGCCGCAAGGTTGCGACTTTTGACATGCTGTGATTTTGAGAGAATGAAATGCCGTTTCTCAGCATTAAAATAACCCCTCCGGCAAGATTGGTGCAGAAAAGATTTGAAAGACTGCGCCGTAAGATTCCTTTGATTTCACAGCAGAGAATTTATGATGTTGCCGTTGCGATAAG